CGTGGTGATAATTCTCCACCTGTAAAGTTTGTTAATTGAACAGCAACTCTAGCCATGGTTTTTAAAACCTAGAGTTGATAAACGTATTTGAATCTACTACAGATGCCATACCCATTTCTTGATCTGTATTGTATCCTTCTGTTGAATCTACGAATCTAGCATCTTTTAATTTTTCTTGATACAATGAATACATTTGCGTAGCTACTGGATTAGATGAAGTTACTGCATAAGCAATATCAGCAGCTAACGCAGCACTTAAAACTTCTCTAAGTAATTGATCGTATTCATTAGGATCTTCAACTCTTGATATATATAATATTTTCATAGAAGTAGAATGAGATAAAATCTTTCTTCCTTCTACAACGTGATCAGATTCGTAATCTAAAATTTTAATTAATCTTAAACAATCTGATGGTAGTGTAAATTGTTTTGTAAATCCCCAAGCTGGTGTTTCTGTATCAGCTGGTAGTTGAACTCGTTTTAATAAACAGTTCCAAGGATGATGTCTAAATACAGCATCTCTTACATTTAAATATCTAGCATTGCAAAGTCTTGCATTTTTAGAATCTTCTGTAAGTGTTAAGATTGTAGATGCACCTAATTGATTTAAAGCTCCATTACAAATTTCTACTACTGATGCCATATTAATCTTTCTTTACTACAATATTGTATTTTTGCCAAATCTCTTCTTGAGATAAACCTGTTTCATCTTGTTTTTGTTTATTTCTTGAATTAATCTTATTTTGTTTAATAATCTCAACTAATGCGTATCTATAAACATCACTAGATCCATTCCATTCAAAGTGTAATAGATGTTTAGGTTCTGCATAGATTTCTAATAATCTTGGATCAAAATCACTTAGAGTCATTTTTAATAATGTACTTTCTTCTTAATTGTCTAGGTTTAATCAATGCAAAGATCTCAGCTTCTGTAAGCTCTAAATCTTTATCAAAACCATGATGTGCAGTTGATGTATGTTTAAATCTATCAACTAGAACATAGCGATAGATATAATCTTTATTTTGTAAATGTAAAATTGTTTTTACGTTGTCTGTTTTTTTCATAATAAACAGTGGGGATTTTTAGTCCCCACTATTTAAAGTAGTATTATTCTACTGTGTAGTAAACCCAAGCATAGATAGTACCGCTAGCAGAAGCTCCGCCAGTTGTAATAAGTATGTCTGTGCTTGCTGTAGTTCTGTAACCTAATCCAGTTACTGCAGTTGTTGCCGCACCTGTAGATGAGCCAACAGCCATAGACTGAGATTGTCCAGCTACGTTAAAAGTTCCAACAACAGATAAATATCTGTCATCATCACCTGAATCGCCAACTTTCAAAGTAACGCCTGATCCTAAAGCATCAGCTTTAATGATAACGTCATGAATAGTTGCGTTTGCAGGTATTCTAGCAACTGTGATGTCTGATCCAGATGCTAAAGAACTTGCTTCGTAAGTGTCATAAAACACTCTAAGTTTTCCGCCTACTTCTTCACTTGAAGAAAGAACAACAGGAACACTATCAAGGTTTGTTATATTTACTGATTTTACGCTTGCCATATTTTTATTCTCCTATTGTTAGTTATTATTCGTCGCAAGCAATTTCGACAACTTTTTCTTCTTCCATACGAGTAGCACCAATGCTCATAGCGTAATAAACTTGAGTGCTGTACGATTTGTCAGCTCTCTCGTCAATTCTAGCTAGAACATCTTGACCAACCGCTAATTTAATAGCGTCTGATGTGAATGCGTAACATAGTCTGTCGTCAGTGTTAGTTGCGTCAAATGCTAATCTATTAGATACAATAAATTTAAAGCCTAAGAAGGAATCAATTTGTCCCTGTGCTAGTGCTTTAACTGTATTGAAATCGCTAGATGTGATTTGAGTTGTTCCTAATAGATTGCTAATTTGTCTTGGTCCACAAAGGAAGAATCTAGGTAAACTAGGATCAACGTCTGCTAAGTCCAATATTTTTTTAGCTTCTAAAAGTTTAGTTATAGTTAAACCATCACTTTGTGATGCACTATATGGCTTCTGAGCTGATGGAAGTGCTACTGAAGTAGAACCTGTTTCACCAGTGTATGAAGTACCACCTAAAGCAGCGATTACTACATCATCCATTGCTCTTCCCATAGCAGCAGCCGCAGCTTTTGCATAAGAAGAAGTTGGATCAATTAATAATCTAACTTTGTCTGCATTGTCTATTAGATCAGCCCACTCGTAATCTGCAAGACTTACTCGTCTTCTTGAGTGTGGTGTATCTAATTGTGGAGTATCAGCGTGTCTAGATGTTCTTAATTGAGCAGTTGTTTTACCAACTTGATCAAAGAACGCATTCTTTCCTACTACTGACTCAACATCCACAACTCCTCTTAGTAATGATCCCATTTGCTGAGATAACATTTGTACGTTTGAACTGTACTGCTGTACAAAAGCAGTTGTTATTTGATTTGACATATTGTCATTTCCTTTTGTTAAGTTAAGTTTAAGTTTATTTCAGAAAGTTCCCCACCACCGAGGTAGGCTATCTTGCATTTAACGACTGTTAGTCGGTTGTCTTTCCAACAGGCAAGTAAGGTTCTAATAGAATTGTCTTACAATTTCTAAGAAGATTTAATTAAAAATCTCCCTAGAAATCGCAATATAGTATTTTTGATTTGATTGCAATAAGATTATTAAGATAGCTTTTATTGCAAGCAATAAATTAATAGCCTATTGGCTAAGCATTTCTCTTAATGCTAGCACCTGATTAACTACTTTGTTGTGATTAGGGTGCATTTTATTCCAATAAGCACCTTGTCTATCAGATGTTAATTCTTCAATTTCTTTCTCAACATCTCTACCTTGAAGAATATTTTCGGCTTCTGTACCGATAATTTTATCTTCAGATAAGAGATTAGCAATATTAGCAAATGCTTTAATGATCTTTGGATTATCACCTAATCTAGATCCATCTCTTAATTGAGTATCAAGAAGTTCTGGTTCTAAATAAGTTTGAGCAACATTTGCAGCTTTTCTCAAGTTGTCATCGTATGCTCTTCCCCATTCTGATCTTAAAGCATTAGTAGCTTCAGCTTGTGCAGTTTCCATATTCACTGACATTTCTTTTGCTGAGCCTTCTAATGTTGATTTATAAAACTCTAATATGCCTTGAGCTTGTTTATTATTTAAACCTAGCTTGTGAGCATTTTGTGCGAAGCCTTTGATTACTTTTTCATCAACAGGAGCAACATCAGTTTTAAATTCTAATTTATAATTATCAGCAGTTTCTGGTCTGCCTAATTTATTATAAACTTCATTCCACTGTTCATCTGTTGCAGACTTTCCTGGTAGAGGAATCTTATCAGTTCCAATCATAGATACTGCATTGATGTAGCTTTTAGCTAACGCATCTAATTCAGTAAATTTTTCTATGTTTGGATTTGATCTATACTCTTCAGAGATCGCTTCTTTCCAAGTCTTGCCAGAAGATGGTTGAGTTGGTTGTTGTGTTGAGCTTAGTATTGGTTGTGATGTTTCCTGTGTACTTTGTGTTGTTGCACTTGTAACAGGCTGAGTTGCCTCAGTTGTCTGTACTTGTTCTAACATTTTATTTTCCTTTTAGTTTATCATTTAGCAGCATGTTTTTAATAAATAGAAGAACGCTGCGTTGTCCCTCCATATATGCACTTTCATGGCTATCACCTCTTATGTTGGTGGTAACATTATAGTGGCATCTCTTTTCTAAATCTTGCATGACAATCTTGCCATCATCAGATTCAAAAACCATTTTATAATATTCTTTTAATTTATTTACTTGATCTTCCATTTATTTTCCTTTCGTTTGTTATTCTTGTGGTGCTACTAAAGCTCTAGCCTCCTCAGGTAATGCCTTGGCAAGTGGTGCTACAGCTCCACCAGCTTGTGCAATTTGTTGCATTTGTTGCATTTGCATTTGTTGATCTTGTTGTTGTTGTTTCTGTTGTCTAATCGCATTAACTTCTGATTTAGAGTTTAATACTTTAGCAGGAACACCAACGATGTCAGCTAAGTGTGTTACTAGATTATCAATATTGATATGATCAAATACTGGAGATACTTGTGCAAGTGATCCAAATATTTCTATAGCTCTCATAATAGATTGTAGTTCAGAAGATCTTTGTGCTTTAGCAAGTGGTGATACATATTCAATTTGAATATCTACACCTGATAAAAAATCTGGTGCTGGTTTAAATAATTTCTTTCTAAGTAATATTGCAAAAGTTCTATCAATGAGTGGTCTAAGTAATTCTGATTGTAATCTTCCTAGAACTGGACCAAGTAATCTCATCTTCTCTTCGTTACGTTGTACAACTTCTGTTGCAGTCATTTGTGGACCAGATTGCATCATTAATTGATTTACATAAAACGTATCTCTAATAGCATTTCTTCTTTGCTCTTCCATGTTTAAACCTAATGGATTATTTGCACCAAT